GCCAAATTTGGTATCGCGTAAACCGGTAAACTCGCTCAGTTCGCGCGGCGTATCATAAATGCGCAAGTCGAAGATATGCCAGCCGTACAGCGGCGTTCCGTGCCCATAATCCCATAGCGCCCCATTTTCAAGACAAGTCTGCAATACATAATCATCGTCAATGTCATAGATGCCATACGGTTCGTTTGCCGGGGCAAGTCTATCTATGCGGTCACAGGTAAACTCTCCAATGACCTTGCCGTTAGCCTTGCGAATTTTCCCGTCTGCACCGTGCAGTTCAAGAATGTTGTGCGGGTTCTTCGTGTCAGGCATCGTACAGTAGATGTACGCCTTAAACGGTGTTTCCAGTTTCGGCTTAGTTTTTCTGACTTCAATGGTCTTTTTGCCGATGGCGATCTTCTCCACCCACTTGGGGCGGATACTCAGCATAACAGCTTTACTCATCCTTCATCGCCTCCAATGCTTTCTCCATTTGGTGTCCGACGGACGGCTCTTGATTGTCGTATACATTGCCAACTACAAGCGGGCCTCTGCGTGGATCGCACATCCAATATCCGCTCGACGGGTTATATTTCACTAATTCTGGTTTGTTTGAGAGCCGCCGCGGATTTGTCGAAATCACAAGGTCACCCTCAAAAATCTTCTTACCATTCGTGTCCTTTAGCCCGGTGTATTGTCCGACAGTCACAGGATCGACATCCGCTCTCAAATGCTGGTTCGGAAGTCCCCAGTCGGTCATCCGGTCAAAAACGATGTAATGTTTGGTGTTGTCCGGGTGTGCGGCATAGTCCCCTTGGAAGCAATAGGTCGTATCCGAAAGAGCCATGTAGTAACCCTCGTACCATGTTCCGCTCTCGGGGTCTTTTCCACGAAATAATATCTCACGCATTCCGCTTGCCCTCCAATGCTTTCTTCGCTTTCTTCGCCTCCTCGCGGGTCAGGAAAATCGTTTTCCCTATGGAACTTTCCACGTATGAGCAGAACGGGGTTGTATCAATGTCCCACCGTCCCTGTATTGCGAGGTATCTCATGTTGCTGACTTTGTGCTCTAAGATTTCTCCGGCGAGCACTCTGAATAACGTATCGCCCACCTTGCACGGCTGCACCACCAGCCGCCCGGCTCTGTCGGCCTCCATCAGCGCGACAATGCGTTTGAATGGCACGCCCTTACCAATGGCCTCATCCGCAAACGTCTTGTAATTAGCGCACACCGCCGGTTCCAGCCCCGTGTCCTCGTAGGCAGCGAGGCGGTCTTGCAGCACACTGATCCACTCTTGTTCCGTGTATTTCTCCTCGTAATCTGATGCCATAAGAACCTCGCCAGTTCTAAGTCGCTGTGTCAGTCGTTCCATCACTCCACCTCCCATTTCAGTTCGTCATACAACTCGCTGAAGCGCTTGTTCCACTTCCTTAGTCCGAAGAAACAGTACACGCCCAACACTATCCACAGCCCGCTGGCGATGTCTTGCAACAGATTTTCCATCACTCCACCTCCTAACATCCAGCCCCAACGCCATAATCGGGATTATTGGTCATCCTTGCAATTTCGTCTGCCGTCAGCGTTCGATTGCTCACGGCGTATGTAACCGGCGTTTCAATCCTGTGCGGACACATTACGCATTCGCAGCGGTTAAGGCTACTTGTTGTGTTCTGACGGAATGGGCAGAGATGATTAAAACAGTCCATCACATTTCCCTCCATCTGCACCCGTCACAGGCACCCTCGTGTGCTTGCTTGTACTTTCCGCAGTATTGGCATAGCTCGTTCTTTATTGTGTGCAATTCTTCTTTAAGCCGCAAAACCTTGTCTGTTTTTGACACAGCCATGTCAAGCAATTCCTTGATGTCTCCCGGCGTCAGCCCCGTGTCCTCGTAGTCTTTTAGCCGCCAATAAATCTCCATCGCGTGTTCTCTCACAGCGTTCCCGTCGATTATGCTCCTGCGGGTAGTGTGTTCGTCCACCCGCACATCAGGTACAGTCAGTCGTTCCACCACTTCTTTTCCTCCTTCACCGCCACAGCCTTTGCCAGCTGTGCCATGCCCTGCTTCATGTCCTCTATCTGCTTATCCCGCCGTGCAATGGCGTCTTTCAGGCTGTCGTTGGCTTTCATCAGTGCCTCGATGTGCCGCTGCTGGTTCTCGATCAGGTCAGCGGCGGCGGTATTTTTCTTTGTGCAACAGTCTCCAAGTTCGTCGCTCGTTTTGTAAAACGCGCAGGTTGTTCTGCACTCATATTCGCAATCAAGACTTGCACAGCACCGCAGCGCGGTCACGATCTCATCTCTTGTCATGTCATTCCTCCTCTCGCATCTCCGCCCCATTGCTCTGCCATTGCTTTGGCGATGCCTGGAAATGTCTTGCTCCTGGCTTTTGCTCTTTCTTTACTTGGAGAAAGCCAATGCAACCTATTTCTCTCCCGATCTGGCAACTTCAAAAACTCTTCTTTCACATTCTTCGTTTCTTCCAGCAGCGGAAGCCCCTTCAACCACAGGCAGGTGCTTTTTTCTTCCAAATGCCCAAACTGCCACGGGTGAACACACTGGTCTGCTTTTCTGTACAAAGAAGCCATAACGCTCACCGGGTTTTCAACGGCAATTTTCGGAATATCCGCTTCCACAAAACGCAGAAAAAACGCCGCAGCTTCGTAACGCAGGCTCAAAGGTTTCTTCCCTTCTGTAAACCACCGCGCTCCTGAAACGCTAAGATGCGTACACGGCGGATGTGCGATCAGCATATCCCACCGCCCCACGTCATGCACCTGTCCGTCCATCGTGGCCACTTGCCCCCCCTCGATGGTTTTTAGAGCGTCTCCTAAAATGTGCCACTCCGGATGTCCGCCAGACGGCTCCTGTATGTCGCAGGAATATGCTTCATGCCCCAACTCGCGAAACGCCTTGCACACCTCTTGGCTTTCTTCACACGCAACTATAACTTTCATATCAATCTCCAAACACCACACCGCACTCGTCCTTCAGCACGTCCTTGATGTGCTTGCGCTTGATGCGGCCTTCGTTGATCTCCTCCGCCAGTTTCTCCAAGCACTCATACAGATACGCGATGCTCTGCGTGTCCCGGCTGTCCGCTGTCTCCTCCTGGACGTGCCAGCCGCATTTGTCCATCAGCACCATTGCCACCATGTCCATGTTCTCCCGTGTGCCTTGCAGCTTGCCACGCATAAAAATGCGGTCGTCCCTGCTCAAATGCTGTTTACCCATTTGTCACCACATCCTTACCTGCGCCGTGTGGGCGGCAAAGCGTTCCTCCTGCTTTTCGTAGTATTCCCGGTCGATCTCGCAGCCCACGAAGTCAAAACCAAGGTTGTACGCCGCGATACGGCTTGAGCCGCTGCCGAGGTGCGTGTCGAGGATTTTGTCACCCTCCTTGGCGAAGCGCGTCAATATCCACTCGTACAGCTCCACGGGCTTTTGTGTGGGGTGAAAGCGTCCCGGCTGTCCCTGCATATTGAAGTCGAACACCTTGGCGTTTCCGTTGAAGCTCGTCCACGCATATTCGCACATCGCCATGGAAAAATTTTCTGGAATGTTTTTCTTTCGCAGGATCAGAAAGCAGCGCGTCGGCGGCAGAGAAAAATAGTTTCCGCCCCAAATGATCTGATTGCGTGAGATGCGGAAAAGCTCTTGAAAATACTCCTCCTTTGGGGCAACATCCCACGCCACGATTTTTTTCCGAACTTTGCCGCCCATGTCCCGCCCGTTCTGGCTACTCTTGTATCTGTCAAAATGCCCGCCGAATCGGTTATACTGCGGCGCGCCGTCTCTCTCTCTCTCGTGGGCATCGGCGACATGAGCGCGGGTGTTCTCGCCGTACACAGCGCCAAACATACCGCCGAAGCGTTTTGCGCTGCCGCCGTTTCCATCGCCGTAGGGCGGGTCTACCACCGCGAGGTCAAACGCCTTGTCCGGCAGCGTCCGCATATACTCCATACAGTCTACGTTCAATGCAATTTGTTGTTTCACGCCTTACACCTCCCGTATAGCAAACCCGTACCTACTGCGGAACAGCTTTGCTTTCATGGCATACTCGCGGGTACGCATCCCCTTTACGTCCTCCACCACCGGCAACCAGTACCGCTGGCCGTAGCTGTCAGGCGCCGTTCTGCGCTCGTACACAAAGTCCGCAGTGTAGTCGATACTTTTCACCTTGTCGCCCTCAAACGTCGTGTACGCCTCTTGCAAACAGTACCGCACCTGCAATTTCAGCCCACGTATCTCCCCGGCCTTTTGCAGCAACATCAGCGCGTCGTACCGCTCCGCCTCCTTCCTGCTGTCAAAGGTCAGCTTGCCGCGCCGCGTCTTCTGCGCCTTGTACTTCCCCGGCTTCTGCAGCTTCTCCATGACCTGCTTCTGCGCCGCCGGGGACAGCCGCGCCAGGTCGTTACTCTTTAAGCCCATTCTCCAATCCTCTTTTCTCCAACCCTCGTTTGTTCATCGTGTACTGCACCTCGTGAACGATGCGGTTCTCTCCGCAGCGCTCGCATTCCCCGCCCAGCGTCCGCCGCCACATGGGGGAGAAGATATACTCGTCCTCCATGTCCCGGATACACTGTCCGCACAGCTTCGCCGTGGCGATTTTCCAGATACCCGCGTTCATGGCTTCGCCCCCCTGATGTACTTGCCCATCCATGCGTCACGCGCACCGTCGGTCTTGCCGACAGGTACAGCAGGGGCATGACCCCACCGTTCCCACTTCTCAGCATTTCGGCAAGCCGCTTTCCAGTCTTTCATGGGGGTCTTGCCAACCATCCAGCCCTTCGCTTCGTAGAAGTCGATAAATCTCTGCGGATCTACCGCCGAATGGCGTTCAGCCACGTAGGACTGAACCTCTGCCAGTGTGGGTGGTGTAAAGCGCTTCGCGCGCGTACTCCCACCGTCAGGTGGGAATAAGTCTTTGTCTTTGTCTTTGTCTTTGTCTTCTTTCTTTGTCTTAGTAGGCTTGGGGTCATTTGCGCTTGCTTCGGTTTGCTTGATTTTGCTTGCGCTTGCTTGCGTTTGCTTGCCGCCTTTCGCCCCGTTCTTTGACCGTTCAGCGGAAAGCTCATCGTCCCTGTCCAGCATCGTCCGGAACACCGGAAACAGTATGCTTTCCGCGCCCTCCAACTCCGGCGGGATGCCTGTTCTTGCGTACTCCAGAATGGCGATAAAAAGACGGCCTCGCTCTGCATCGGACAGCGCCGCTGTCTGCTCTATCCAATCATAGTAGGCTTTCACGTAGCACTTGCCCATAGGCCTCACTCCTTCGGCATCGCGCCTATGACGTACACCCCGCGCTCCTTGTCCAACCACACATCGCCTGTGTAGTTATCCAATGCCTTACTCACAAGGTCAGCGGGTACCTCCAGATGCCAGCCCCACAGCGTGTCGCAGTCCTCCCGTTTCTCTCCGAAGGTAATGGCACAGGCCACATAGTGCGCCGTGATGGCCTTCCTGTAGTCCTGCACGGCACCGGTCAGCTCTGACAGGTTCTGCCGCTGTCGCTGCACCACGTTCTGCAAATGCGTGTTTTGCCTGCGTAGCGCCTTGATCTCGTCCTGCATCTTGCCCATTCACGTCACCCCCTCAGAAAGGCAAATCTGACATGTCATCATTTTCCATCTCCACGAACTGGCTCTTGCCGTCCGTCCGGGGCGGCATGCCCTGCGCGTCCTCGTTCTTGCCGCAGAAGTGTACTCTGTCCACGGTCATTTCCGTTACGCTACGCCGGTTGCCGTCCCTGTCGTCGTATTCGCGGGTGGAAAGCTTGCCATCCAAAAGGATTTCCTTTCCCTTGTGCCAGTATTTGCAGATCAGCTCTGCCGTGCCCTGCCACGCCACGCAGTTCAGAAACAGTTTTGTCTCCCGGTCTTTCACCGTCTCGCTCCACGCCACCCGGAAGCTGCACACCGCCGTACCGTTGTTGGTTCTCCTAAGCTCAGGATCCGCGCAGAGCCGTCCCTGCAAAATCGTTCTGTTGACCATATCAAATCTCCTTACAAATATGATTTTCCAAATTCTCGCCGGAAGTCATCTTCCGTCCAGCCCTGCTCCTGCATGGCCTTTACCTGCCCAAACCGGTGAAGCTTCAACATTGTCTCTGCATTGTTGTGAACTGCCTTTTCACCAAATATGTGGCATTTGTTGTGGCACAAATACACCACCAGGCCGTACTTCTCACTTTTCCCGCGGTTATAAGCTCCAAAAATGTGGTGTCTGTCCAGCGGATCTGTCGCACCGTTAGCACCACAGCGCCAGCATCTCTTACTCTCCATGCGCTTCCTCCGTCCCGTCCCACTCGTATTCCGGGCAGCTGTGAATGGCGTAGCTGCGCATGATGCCCGCCTTGCGGCCTCCTTTTTTCTTCACCGTAGGCGTAGCGTCCCATCCGGGCACAGGCTCCGGGTCTTTCCGCGACCAGCTGCAGTCGCCATAGCACTTCTTGCACGTCCAGCAGGGCTGTATGTGCAGCTTGTTCATGCGCTCACCTCTCCCCACCGGCTCACCAGCGCACCCAGTTCTTCCGGCGTCATGGTCTCGATGCCGACATCCCGGCAGTCCTGCACGATGGCATCTATCAGCCGCGCCATCTGCTCCGTATCGTATACGGAGCTGCCGTACCAGACGGTCACGTTTACGCAACCCTTGATTTTGCTTGGGCCGGTATCGGTCATCCAGCCGATACCGTTCCGCTCCCAACTCCGGCAGAACGCCTCCGCCGCCTTTTCCCGCAGGCACAGCACCTCACTAACGCCGCCGATGTTCCGTATTTCCTGCCGATACACCTCCTGCCTGGAGATGCCGTAGTGTTCCGCCAGCCTGTCCAGCAGCACCCAGCAATAGGCATTGGCATCCAGGCTGCGGCCTTTGCCCTTGATGGCCACGTTGTACTCCTTGCCCGGCTTCATGGCGTCGCACACGTCCATAGCGGTCTGCGGCGACTTCACACGCAGCGCCAGCCACGCGCCCTCGCTGTCCTGCGACCACCGCGCCGCATCAACCGTTATCTGCTGCATGCTTCTTCTCCGCTGCGTTGGCCGCCTTCATGCAGCCCCAGCACAGCCGCTTGCCGTATCTGTCGACGGACTTGTCTGCGATGTCATCCGGGGAATACCTAATGCCCTGGCACGTCACACTCTTAATGGGAATACCGCAGCTCTCGCAGATGACAGTGCCTTTTGGGTATGTGACAGGTGTAGGCTTGTCGTACTTGCTCCTGTCCGCATCCCAATACACGTCCGCGCCAAACCCAAGCGCCTTACAGGCCACGGAGATAGCATCCGTCAGTGCCATCTTGAAGCACTCATCGGAGGTATAAGGGCCGTTCTTTTCCTTCGCCACAAACGCGCTGCCGCCTGTGCCGGGAATAGCATCCGACCATGCGCCGTCCACCTTCACAAACAGGTCAATGTCCAGAAATGCGGCCACTTCTCCGTTTGCGCCCTGTTCCAGCCGCTTATCTGTGATGACATACTTCCAGCCAATGCCGCAGGGGCCAAACTGCTCCGTCAGTGTTTTCAGCCTCCACATGGGGTTGATGTCCGTCTTGCCCTTCAACCGGCCAGCGCCGATCTGCTTTTTTGCGCTGTCCGGCACGCTTCGCACCGCGTTATAGATAGCCAGGTTCTCCATCACTTCACCCCCATGTTCATCCGTTCGGCGATCTCCGCGCCGTCCACCGCAACGCCGGCTTTCAGCAGCGGGGCAATGTCGCTCTTGGCCACCGTGGGCGCGGCATACGTCACCTTGCCGTCATAGCCGTTGTCTATGCACCATCGCACCAGCTCCTCCATGTTGGTGATCTCTACCGCCGTGCTCTTGCGGTAGGTAACGGAACACTTTGCCGTCTGGAAGGGATGCCCGTCCAGCGCCCGGTCAACGTAGTCCCGCAGCCGGTCACGCTTGCGCTCCATCGTGCGGCGCCGCTCCGCCAGTTCCTTTTCCTCGTCCCGGATGGCCTTTGCCTCCGCGTCCAAGCTCTTGGACCAGCACACCATGTTCTCGATCTTGTGCTCCCTGTCCATCTGCAGCTGCTCAAACGCATCGTAGTCCAGCAGCTCCCCGGTCTCCGGGTCGATCAGCGCCTCCAGCGCCTGGTCAATGTGGTATAAACTCAAGCTCATTTCTTTTCCTCCCATGCATCCACCGTCCTGATGCACACATCGCATCCAACGGTCTCGCCGTAAATATTCTTGTACAGGGTATCTGTTTCCTCGCCGCACACCGGGCATCGCGGCACCTTGTAGGGCTTCGGCTCCGCCCGCGGCTCCTTGTAGTCAAACACGCTCATGCCAGCCTCCCAGCCGCTTTCAGCACTTCCCGCATAGGCTTACGCGCCTTGAGGATGGACATCGCCCGCGCCGTTTCCCGCATGTATTGCCGCCACAGGTCGCTCAACTCGTCGCTCTGGTAATATCCGTCCCCATCGTTGCAGATCATAACGCCCTGCTTCTTGGCTTCCGCCACGGCCTTTCGCATCTTCCGGTCGGTGGTGTGCAGCGCCGCCGCCAGGTCTTCCCGGCTGATGGCGTTCCTGCGCCCCTTTGGGATCAGACAGGCGATCCGCTCCGTCTCCGCCGTCCGCATGGGCAATTCCGCTTTCTCGTCCTCGCCGAACAGATACGCCCTGCTGGCCCACAGCGCCGCCTCCAGCGCCTCGGTGACTTCCTCCGTTGGCAGGCACACGCCGTTTTCAAACCGGCTCACCATGCTCACGTCCATCCGTGGGTCTGTCAGCTTCAGAATGCCGCTGACCGCCTCCTGCGTCAGCCCCAGCTCCATCCGCCGTTCCTTTAGTCGGTTCATCTTCCATCCCTCTTTCTTATCGCCTTTTTGGCGTTCTCGCGCCTTGCGCTGTTCATGCTGTAAAAATCAGCCTCGCTGTACGATGCGTAGCGTTTCGCCTTGTCGGCCTGTACGGCCTGTACATACGCCGCGTAGTCCTCGCACTGCCCGTGGCACTTTGCGTGTCTGCGATGGCAGCCCCTGCAGGGCGGAGCCTTCCGGTTCACCAGCCCGATCATTCCCACTTCACCATCGCTTTCACCACACCGGCCTGCGCCGCGTCCTCGTGGCTCATCAGCACGTCCACCGTGTAGCCGTACACCCCGGTATCCGCCGCTATGTACTCCTTGCCGCCCAGCGTCACGGTGCTGCCCAGCGGAATGATGTCCGGGTCTACTGCCACCGCCTCGCCGATGCTCACCCACCGCCCGGAGGCCGTCAGCACCTTGCCGTCCCGCTGGTTCATATGGGCGTAGGGTGTACAGCACGCACAATACCCGGTGATGTCACACACCAGCAGGTTCTCCGGCTCCGGTTCCACGATCTCCGCCGTGGGCGGCGACTGCACCACGTCCTCCTGCACCGGCGGCAGCGTCAGGCACCACGCCACCAGCACCAGCAGCATCACCCACAGGACGATTGCCACTACCCACATACGCCTGCACCATCGTCTGATCCGGCATAGCCGGGAGTATTCCCGCGCCCGCCTGTTCCGCTCTCTCATCGCCCCAGCGCCTCCACGCCCTTGACGATGGCCCAGCTCAGCCACGCCGCGCCGATAAACGCCAGCGCCCATGCAAACCAACTCATTCCTCCACCGTCCTCTCCGCGATCCATGTGTCCAGCTGCTTCTTGAAGATCTGGAACACAGGGCTTCGCTCCATCTCGATCACGATCCCGAAGGGATACACACCCTGCCGGATGCCCTGCCGCAGCGTATCCGGCGATATGCTCAACCCACGATCCCGCAGGTACTGCGCCGCGTCCTGCGGCGTCAGCGTCGCGATCCTGCTCATTTCTTTCTCCTCTCGATAATGGCATCCAGCGCGTTCTCCATCCGCTTCTGGATGTCTTTCGGCTTCTTTACGCCGTTCAGGATCTGGCACACATACGCCTTTCCGATCCCCAGCTCCGCGCCAAGCTCGGCGTAGGTGATGCGCTTGTTGTGCATCCTCCCGATCAGGCGGCCCGTCCATGCTTCCGGCATTTTTCTCTCCTTTCAAATTTATAGTTGCAAAAGTTTACTTTTCGTGATACCATAAAGCTGCCACACATCATGCATCACAAGGGTCTTTGCTATGACTGAGTTACAAATCTTACGCTACGTTGATAAATCTGGCGGCTCCGCTAATTGGGTAGAAATGCTGAACAAATGCCCAAATAATTTGGAAGCAACGCAGAAACTCCTCAAGCAAATGGCAAAGAGCCGGTTGATCTCCGTCTCTGACGTTCCGTCCACCACCATCACCATCCTTGAAGCCGGTCGTGCCCGCTTGGATAAGTTGGATCGGCATTCCAAGGAAGCCATATCAAACTGGGTTCGTTGGGCTATTACCACCATCATCGCGCTCGCCGCGTTCATAAAATCCTTTTGGTTTTAGATTTCTTTGATCAGAAACAGAAGCCCGATCATTGCGAATATTGCGGACATAGCGGAAAGCGTCAGAAACACGGGACTGTCATCCAACCAGGAATCATCGTGGTGCCGCGCCACCGCATATAGCGCAACCGACATCGACGCAAAAACGACCGTTGCTATCGCCCACTTCAATGCGCCCATTCTCTCACCCCCTTTCTACGGACTCTAACTTTTCTAACCGACGCTGCTATTATACGGCTTGTAAAGTTAACAGTCAAGAAGTTAGTGTTAACTTTTCTAACTCTGTATGTTTGCACAACAAGGAGGTGTCGTAATTGACCACTTTCTACAAAAATTTTCTTGCGCTTTGCGCTTATATTCGAAAAAGTCCGTCTTATGTTTGCCGCGAAATAGGCTTGTCTAATGCAGCTGCCAGCGGGTGGAAAAAGGGAAAAGTCCCGTCAGACATAACACTTGAAAAATTGGCAGACTATTTTGGTGTTCCGGTCGAAACTCTGACCGATGGGCAAAAAGAAACCGCGCCCACCGTTACCGATGAGCGCGATCTTGAAATGCTGTCTTTGCTGTCCCGCCTTACGCCGGAGCAGAAGGAGATGCTTCTTCTCCAGATAAAAGGGCTTTTGCCGCCGCAAGAATAATGTCTTTCTCCACCTCCCCCAGCTGCACAAACAGGTTTATCAACTCTCTGTCCATTTTCTTCCCCTTTCTTCCGTCAAATCGTCCAATTTCTATCCCGTCTTTTATTCAGTTGTACTAAAATCCCCGCCTTACACTTGTAATTTCTTCACCAAGTTATATAATAGGTGCCAGAAAGGGGGTGTATTTATGTATAAAATGTATATGAAAGATGGACTTATTGCCAGTTGCGGGATAATTATTATTGCAGGCATTATTTTCCGCGACATGTTCCCGCCGCCATTTTGGATTATTTCAAGATTTATTTTTCTTGTCGTTGTTGGAGTTATTATTGGTTATTGTGCTTATAGAGGGACAATATGTATAGAAAATGCAGTTCCGCCAAGTGATTTATTACTTATCTTTAATGACGGTATCAGCCATAATCATGGCATTTGTCCGGCAACTGGAGAAATATGCATAAAAACAAAATGTGCTCCTGCAATACTACAAACATACGGGGAAGCAAAATCCAGATATTTATTAAGCTATTGTAATACTCCAAGCATTTGGACATTTGGCGGACAATGGTTTTTGTTTTCCGCTTCAGCAATTACTTTGCTTTATATATGGGGTGCTCAAACAAACCGTGATTATCTACTTTTGGGGTTTATTTTTGCCGCAATCCCCATTATTACTTTCTTTTTGTTTACTCGGTTTGGGAGAGAAAAGTGTTCTTGTCCAAAAAAGTTTTCAGATAGGTTCCCGCCAATAGATGATGTTATTGGCTTTAATGATACAATGGAACGCTATTGTATCTATTTGAACTGGTGCGCATCTATAATGGAAAAAGCGTCTGAAAATTACACCTGCTTTAGATCAATTGCTTTATATATATCGTTTGCCATGATTTGTATTGCAATTATGGCAATTTAACAACCCGAGCGTCCCCGCCGCCTCCGCAACGGCGGCGGGGACTTGCAGCAGCCACGCCAACCATCACGCCTGTCTGCTGCGGCTTTACCGTAGCAGTTTTAAGTTGGGTCGGTCAACGCCAAAAAGGGAAAACCGCTGTTTTTCCGCAACAGAATTAGGATAATTGACCGCCAAAAAGGGGAAAAGAGGGAAAAAATGGAAGATACGTTAAAGGAATTGTGTCGCGAAGCAAGGGACCGCCAAAATATCACCATTCAGGACCTGGCAGACGAAACCGGAATTTCCATATCCACCATCGGGAACTTTTTTGCTTCCAAATCCAAAGCGCCCAACGTTTATAATGCCGGAGCCATCTGCGCCGCCCTCGGTGTATCTCTTGATGAATACTTTGGGATAGAGCCGGTCATAACTACAGAAGATGAATTGACGCATGCCAACGACCAATTAAAGCATCAGAAGCAGCTTCATGACGCGGACGTTCGCATAGCTCACCTTGAGGGCAGCATGGAGCAGATGACGAAAACCATTGAATACCAGCGCAAGAAATCGCGGGACACAAAATTTGCTATTTATGGCCTTACGTTTTTGTGCGCCATGTTTATGGCTGTTATCGTGGGATATATCTTTTTTGACTACCGCGTCCCTAACCTGGGGCTTATTCAGGGCGGGCAGGCCGGTGTATTCGCATGGATCGTCTTTTTGCTGCTTGCCGCCGGCATCGGCATTTTTGCCTCCGTTTTTGTAATGTACTTGCGTTACGCAAAAAAGCACACGCCAAACCTCGACGTATAAAACATTTGTTCTACTTTACACAGACATTGTACATGACAAGTTTCTTGTTTTCAATATACGTAATTCACAAGTTTCTTGTTATTCTTTTGTGAGGTATCCCTATGTCCACTTGTATAAAATGCGGCGTCGAGCTTGTCCCCGGCGCCGTTTACTGTCACATCTGCGGGAAAAAGCAGGTCAAAGAAACCCGCAAATCCCTGAAGCGCCCAAACGGTGCCGGCACGGTTTACAAACTCTCAGGTCGCCGTACACGCCCTTGGGCTGCCGCCAAAAATCATGTGATCATCGGCTATTACGAACGGAAAACCGACGCGCTGGCTGCGCTGGAAAAGCTCTCCGGCAAACCGATTGAAGAAAAATTCAACATGACGTTCTCTGAGGTGTTTGCGGAATGGAAAGCAGAACACTTCCGCGAAATAGGTCCGAAGGGGATAGAAGCCTACGACATTTCCTATAAGGCCTGCGCCAGTCTCCACGGCAAGAAATTCCGCGACCTGCGTACAAAGGATTTTCAGGCGATTATCGACAGCAACATGGCCAAGTCCAACTCAACGCTGTCCAAGTACAAGCAGCTCATGACGCAGATGTCCCGCTGGGCCGTCCGTGAGGAGATCGCCACCACCGATTTTGCCAAATACGTCAAGCTCCCCCAGCAGGTCAAAAAAGAAAAAGCCATCTTTACGGATGACGAGATTGCGCTGTTGGAAAAAGACGGCTCCGATGCTGCCAAAATCGCCCTCATGCTGCTTTACACCGGTATGCGCATCGGCGAATTGTTTTCCCTGCCGCTGGTGGACTACCACGAAACGTATGTCATCGGCGGAGAAAAGACAAAAGCCGGTAGAGACCGCGTTATCCCAATACGTCCGGAGGGCAGGAAGTATTTTTCCTACTTTGCCGACCGGGCCAACGGCGATCTGCTCTTGTCCGGCTACGACGGGCAGCGCATCCCCGCCAATTACCGCAAACGTGACTTTTACCCTCTGCTGGAAAAGCTCGGCATCCCAAAGCACACGCCCCACGCCACGCGCCACACCTACGCAACATGGGCAAGAAGCGCAGGCATACAGCCGGAAATTCTGCAGAAGATCATCGGCCACGCGAGCTTCTCCACCACTGCCAACATCTATGTCCACGCCGACGCAGAAAAACTCATATCAGAGGTGGAACGTGTTAGCAATTTGTCAGTAACCGAAAAAGACTAAAAAAGTCTTATGCAGTTTTACATTACAGTTTTATGTAAAACAATCGCCAAAAACCGCTTAAATCATCCAGAATAGTTGTAAATATTTGTGCACCATAATTCACACGCAGGAGGTCACTGGTTCGAGTCCAGCAGTCTCCACCAAAAAATCCCTGTAACAACAACTGTTACAGGGATTTTCTTATTTCCTATAAAACGCGTTTGTTAGTAACGTGTTAGCAACGTCATCCCTTCTCCACCACGTGCATGCACTGCCGCAGCGCCTCTTTCACGTTGGGATCGTCGGTATCCTGCATCATGCGCTCGATCACATCTTTGGCATGCCCATCGCGTGAATACCCGTCATCGCGGCTATACCGGCCCATAGAGTCTCTCTTGCGCCGGTACGAGCTGCCGCGCCCATACGTACCACGGATGCTTGCATCCCAGTCGCCGCCGCGGGAATACCCATCCTCGCGGGAATACCCATCATCACGGCTGTACCCGCCGCTCTCAAACATGGCGATCTTATCAATGTTCTTGATAGAGGCCGTCAGCTTGTGGATCACGTCCAGCTCCCCGGTGCCCATCTCCTGCTTGCCGGCATACTCGGAAAGCTCGTCACACAGCATCTCTCGGATGCCGAAAAGTTCCTTCATGTTCATGTCGTCCCTCCTCTCACGCAATTCTCTCAACGGTCAGATTGCTGTTGGCAAAGTTGACCGCCTGCGTACTGGTGTTCTTCATGGCGACCGTCAGACAACAGCCCTTCGGAACGCACACCTGCGCGGAAACGTAGATGTTGAAATAGTTTTCCACGGCAGCAGGCGTCACCGTCGCTGTAGCGCTGGTCAATGCCTCGCCGTTGACGGCCAGCGCGGCGGTGATGGCTCCCACAGTCCCGCCGGTGGGAATGGCGATGTTGCCGCCGTAAGTGACTTTGTACAGTGCTCTGCACTGGCTCGTCAGTCCACGCAGCGTCACCACCCCGGCCCCCTCACGGTGTACGATGCACGGCTTGCTGTTGACCGCGGTTTCCGTCAGAGGCACATTCTGCCCTGCGGCCACAGTCACAATATTGGCGTTGGTAAACTCGGCCAAAATAATCACTCCTTTCAAAATACAGCGGCGGAGCTATTGCCCCGCCGCGTTGGTGTCAGTATCAGCACGGGGCTGAACAGTTCGGAAATTCCGAACAGCTGGTGCTATGCAGTTGTCAGCAGCCGCAGCAGCCGGTATAACTGCCGCTTGCCCACGGGTTACAGGACGGGTAACTGGGAATGGGCGTGGGGCGCAGCTGGGAGATCAGGTAGTTGTTCTGCGCAGCCTGAGATGCGGCAAGGCGCAGCTCCTGATTGGCGCTCTGAAGATCCTGCATCTTGCTCTGCGTCAGGAAGTCAAGGATAGCGCGGCTATTCTGGTTCTGGTTGTCAATGATGTCACGCGCAGCGGTGTTGACCGTGTTGCGGGTGTCGCAGGCCTGCGTCGCCATGTCGTACCGCACCTGGGCGATAGCCGCCCGGTTTTCGCAACAGCAATTTGCGGCCTGCATCTGCATGGCGGTGAGCTGCTGCATCAGCGCCGCCTGCTGGTTGCTTCGGGACAGCTCGGCCTGTGCAAAGCCGTTTGCCATCGCCATGTTGGTGCCGTTGACAAGCTGCGCCTGCTGGTAAAATCCGTCGCAAAGTCCCTGATTTACACTGTCGATCTTGCGCTCGATGTTGGCGAAGTCGGAAGTCAGAACATAACCGTCCATCACGCCGTTGCCGCCGCCACCGAAGCCAAAGCCATTACCCCAGCCGCCGAACGCAGCGAAAATGAGAAACAGCACGATCCACCATGCGCCATCGCCGCCCCAGCCGAAGCCGTTACCGTTGCCGGTGTTGGCAGGAGCCACAGGCATAGTCAGCATGGTGCCGTCAGAGGAAAGAGACATAGTATCACTCCTTTTGAAAAAATATTTATATCAAACCGTGGCCACGATTTTGATTACTTGAAAAGCCCCTGAAATTGGTTCGCCATTGCTTGGATTTGGTTGAGCTGCTGCTGCGAGAGTCTACCGCTTTGCAGCATCTTCTCAACCTCTGCTTTTGGGTCACCTTTAAAACTGGATTTGAACTGCTTGAACTGCTGCAAAAGCTGTGGGAAGCCCCCCATTGGCCCCGGCATCTGCCCGCCGCCCAACGCATTGAAAAATGGATTATTACTCATCGTCTTCGTCCTCCTCCACCTTGCGTTTCTTCTTTCCCTTCATTTCGCCCACAAGAGCCGCCAGCGCGTCGAACTCTTTACGGGTCACATATTCCGGGGCAGGTGTTTTCTGCGCTTCAGGCGCGTTTGCAAGCCGCTCCACAAGGTCGTATACCTTCAGCGTCGGCTTGCCGCTTGCGTCCGCCTGCTTCAGGTACACCGTGGGCGCCGTGCTGTCCCAAAGGGCCACCGCCGCGTTGGGTGCCACCATCCAGCTCCTGGCCTCCTGCTCGCCCGATACCCACTGCACGCCGCTCTGCGGTATAGGGTTCTGCATCTGCGGCATCTGCTGGGGCATCATCTGCTGCTGCCTGAGCTGGCCGAGATTGTCCGGCATCGGCGGCATATAGGGGTTTCCGTAATAGGGATAGTTCATTCCTCATCCGTCCTTTCCCAAAAATACAAAGGTGTTTCGGCCCCGGAGTCCCACGTGTCATGCCAGTCTCCGTCTATCACGCACACCACGTGGGACGCCAGCGCCAGAAGATATGTACCACGCGGGTGCTCCCTTGCGAAGTCGCCCACGGAATAGCTGTCCGGGTAATCATCCGGGACAATATGCCGCCTAAATCCAAGTTTTTTCAGGTACGCGCCCCATACGTTGTTGGCGCTGGGCATATCCGCCAAAGCCAGCCCCTGCATACACAGCTGCACATACGTCTCATGCCATCCCTGCCCTGTGGCCTTGCAGATGGCCCTCACCGGGCAATCCCCCACGTTTTTGCCCGCCGGGTTTGGGTTATAGCGCACGAACATCACGACCACCTCTCTTTGCTGTAAGCATACAGGGATATGCCCGTTTCAAAGTGGCGATAAAGTGGCTGATAAGTGCGCGTTAAAGATCAGCGCATCTCTATTGCGTTTTTACTTATTTCGCCGTATAATCAGACTACCCCCCCAACACACGCCGCCGTCCCCCCTTTCGGCGGCAAATAAAAAGCCACACCTTTTCAGGTGTGGCTTTTTTCTGCGTTCAGCCCGTCTGCAATTTTTCGGTATGCCCTTCGCCGGCATCGTTTTACCACGTCCACAGACACGTTCATGCAAAATGCCTGCTCCACGCAACTGCGACGCCGCACATCGCACTCCGCGATGCACTGGGCTTCCTCTTGTGGTAACTCAAAAGATTGGATCCATGCGATAGCCCTCTTGGGTGCCATGCCCTTCAGCATGGCGCGGATTTCCCTGTGCTGCTGGTTCATCCTGCTTACGCAGGCCTGCGGACCGCCTTGCGGCGGGATGGTGCCATAGGATGGTTGCGCCTATCGCCCGTTGCTCCTTTCTTTGTTTTACGGTGCCATCCACCGGTTTCTCAGTTCTTTCACAGAGTTTACGCCCTGCTCCTGCTTCATAATGGCCTCCACGCCCTGTCGCACGTCCGCCTCCTCATAGCCGTGCGCCAGCATCTCCCGGTAGATCAGACGCGCCGTTTCGGTGTCCCTGTCTTTTTGTGCCCGGTACAGCAGCTCGCACCACGTTTTCCGGTTCCCGGCGCTCTTGTCCATGCGGTAGATGGCCTTTTCCATCTCAAACATCAGCCGCACATTCCCGGTCTCGCTGGCAATACTTCTGGCAATGGCCCAGGTATCCCGTCCCAGGTTCGCCACGCTGACGCCGAAGATCTTGCTGACCACGGTCAGGAACTGCTTGACGTTGTACGCCGCCGTTTTTTTGCCCTGTCCGTTGGCGCTGGAGATCATGGACTTGGTGGCCCTTACGATGTCGTCCACCGCACCGGCATCCATGCGGTCTACGGTGTAGCCCTGCAGAATGGAGATAATGTCTTTGGCGTAGGGAATACGACCCACCAGTGTGATGTTGCCCTTCACATTGCCCTGCAGCGTGATGTTCTTGACAGCCTCGCCAAAGTCTTTTTCTTCCCCTGTAATGCCGGTAAAGGCTTCCAAAACGCGCTCCCAGTACTTCTTGTCCTTGTCGTCGTCCCGCAGGCCGTCCACGATGGACTGCGCCAGTGCGTTCACCACGTCCGTTACCAGCAGGGCGCCCACGGCCCGCTTGAGCTGCTTCAGCGCCTTACTGCGCTTCTGCGGGTTTGTTTCATACACCCATGCGTCGTAGGAACGCATCAGGATATTCAGGCTTTTCAGCGGCTCACCCATAAAGGACGTGGCCTGCCGGGTCAGCGCGTCGCTGTCCCGCATGATCTGCGTCCGCTGCATGATGCCATCAACCACCTGCGTCTGGTCAATCACGTCCGTAAATACCTCCGCCACCTGCTGATAGTAGGCATCGCTGCCCGCCTCCAGGCTTGTGTCCGCCGCCACCTGCCACTCGCAGGCGTTCCAGATCTTGCCCCATGTCACCGCGTCGGCTTTCCCGGCCAGCGACATACTCTTGTCGTTCAGCCACGCCATAAAGCTGCCGTCCGTGCCGTATACCTCCCGCGCAATGGTGTACCGGCTGCCCTGGTCAAAGCCGGACGTGTCCTTGATGCCCGCAATGGGCGCCCACTTCCGGGCCTTGTCCCATCCGTTGCCTTTGGTCACGCCGTTGCCCAGGCCCTTCGCCATGTTCTCCGGGTCCAGCACCACCGCCGCCCGGAAGTACGCTGTGGGCTGCTGGATGACCACGCGCAGGTTCGCACCCACCGCAGCGCCCTTCGTGTTGCCCACAATGCGCTCCACGGCCCTTGTGGTGGCGCTGGCGTTCTTCACCATGCCGTTCTGCACATCCCGCATCAGGTTTCGCCAGTAGCTCTGCGCCGCGTCGCCGTACACACTTGACAGCACCTGCCGCACGTTCTTCCCGGTCAGGTTGCCCATGCTGTCCCGGTACCGGTAGTTGTACAGCCGGTTGATGTCCTCCATCGGGGCCAGCAGCGTGGCGTACTTGATCATGTCGCTGGCGTTCTGCGCAAACACGTCGTACACGCCGCCAATGTCCAGCGCGTTGCTGGCGTTTGGCGTCAGAGCCTTTGCGCTGCCCATATTCTTGATCTCTCTGGCGATGTCCGGTCCCTTCTCCACGCTGGATGCCGTGGCCTCCTTCGCCGTCTTGATGGGCCAGTAGTGCTCTTCCATGAACTTCCGGTAGCCGTACACGGTCATGCTGGCCTCGTTGCCCCACTCCGCCAGCTTGGTGCTGGCCAGCTTCTGCAATCCGTCCGCCACCTTGATCTGCTCCGGTGTCAGAACGAAGGTGATGGCCCTGACGTCCTCCAGCGTCAGCAGGATGTTCTCCGTACCGCGGGGGATGGCTTTCAGCTTGCCGTCCCGCTTGATCTCCGGCTGCACGATGCCGCCCACCATCAGGTGGTTCATGGCCTGCTCACCGCGCTTTGCCAGGTTGTACAGGTTCATGATCTGCTCGTTGGTCAGCGTCAGCTCCACGCCCCGGCTTGTGGTAAAGGTGTGCCGCTCAAAGCGGTTTTTGTACACATCCGCATCCAGGAACTTTTTAGCCGCCTCCCGCAGCTCCGTCAGCATCACGTGCTCCCGATCCTGCGCGTTCCGCAGCGTCCGGTATACCTGCATGCCGCCGTCGCCGTAGGCGGAGAAGAACGTATACGGGTCCGCCATATCCAGCGAGATTTTCCGGTTCCGCCGCTTCCGGCTCATGCTGCCCATCATAAGGCTGTCCGCCCACTCGCTGGTCCGTGCGTATTTCTGGTTCGCCAGCGTCCGGTCGTAGCTGGTCAGCGTGGCCTCAATGGCCCGCACCGCGTTCCATACGGTCTCCAGCTCCGTCACGTTCATGTCGGCGATACGCTTTCCGCCAAGCGCCGCCAGACTGTCCAGCAGACCGCCGCTGTCCAGCAAATCGGGGTCCACCACCATGTTCCCCTCACGGGCAATGATGTCCTCGTATGCCTTTTTCAGTTTCACGGCCTCCTGCGTCCGTCGGGTCGGGTCGCCGCCGGCGTTTTTCCGCAGCCGTCCGTTCTCGTCGTAGCTGTATGCGCTCTCCAGGTTGATGTTCCGCAGCAGATCGGCCACCACCACGCGCAGCTCCTCCGGAATGTGCTTCTTGTCTGTTGGCCGCAGCAGCTTTTCGGACAAAGGCCCCGTGTGTCTGGCGATCTTTGCACGCATCTCCGCGGCGTACCGCTTCTCCCGGCCCTTCTGGGTCTTCTCGCTGTACTCCCGGCGCATCCGCTTCACCATGTCCCGGCGCTTTTCCCGCTCCTTTGTCAGCATTTCACGCACCCGTCCCACGGCCTCCTGCTTCTCCAGCTCCCGCCGGTCGGCAAAGGTCTTCTTCTGCCGCACCTGGTCAGAGATCATGCCGTCAATGATGTCGTTGGCGACCTCCTGGATGGCTGCGTCACGGTAGCTGTCAAATGGGTTTTCATAGATGCTGTCCATGCTGTCCAGCACATCCGCGATCTGCTGCAGTTTGTCCGCCTCGGTATACACGTCGCTGGGGAAATAGCCCTCGCCGAACATCTCCGTCATTTCCGCATACATGGTGTCCACCGGCAAGCCCTCCGACTTGTTCAGCTTCAGCGTTCCCATGTACCGCTTGCGGAACTCGTTGTAGTGGTCCATCTCCCCGTTGAAAAGGATCTTCTGCCGCTTCAGGTAGTCTTTGATCTCCAGCAGCTCCGCGCCGTGCTCCGTCAGCTCCGTCGTGTTGTCCACGATTGCCGTCGCCGCGTTTCTGGCGTAGGGCATAAGGTCGGCCATGCTCACGTCACGCTTCATCACAGCCTTGCCAAGCGCCTCCATGTCGGCCTGAATGTCACCGTATTTCACGTCGCTGCCGTACTTGCGGATGGTCTCGCGCCCCAGCTTCTTTACGTCCCGCGCAACAACGGACGGCTCCTTGCTGATCCGCATTTCGCCTTTCAGCTCCTGCACCCGCTGCTCCAATGCGCGGTTGCGGCTGGCCAGTGCTGTGCGCTCCCGTTTCAGGTCACGCACCTCCTGCTCAATGTCTGCCGTACTCCGCAGCTGAAATTTCCTGTTGACATTCTCGCCATCGGTGAGTATACTGGTACCAGAAGGTTTTGGCGAGGTTACTTCCGAATGCGTTTCCGCAGAGAAGGAAGTTTTGCTGATTACCTTCTTTTTTTCTACATCAAGAAGGTCGTACAAATACGATTTCCCATCTGCATCATTGCGGATTAAGAGCTTCCCGCCGTAGACAGTATAGTGGTCTATGGCTTTTTTTGCGTTTAAAATAGGAACCGCAAACTGCGTATCATACCGATACCATCCATTTTGTGCGTCTTTACTGTGTTTCGGCTTTACATTCTCTCGCCACTCGCCATTTTCAGCCAGCAGAAGCATCTCATCCAAGTTGGTAGCCGCTTGCATTTTGATTTTCCGCAGCGCAGGCTTCATGGTTTTTGTGTACTCGGAAGATTTGTATTCTCCCGGCAAGTCTTTTCCCACATAAACAGGCTGTGCATCCGCTAAGATAGTGGAAAAGGGATGGTCTGCGTCCACCAGTGTTTTCAAATACGCTTCTGCCGCCTTAAAATCGCGCGTATCGTTCTCTGTGTCGATAACAGTCATGGTTTTTCCGCCGACGTTACGGATCATATACCGCGCACCGTCGCCCTCACCGGCGTCGGTTTTTACGCGCCCGCTTTCCTTGATAGGAACGCCTGCTTTTTTCAGCTCCGCCTGCCGCTCCGCCGCGTCAAAAGCCGCCTGCCACTTCTGCGCAATGTCCTCCATCTCACCAAAGGTCTTGCCGTAGGCATCCATCGCCGCGTTGTCTCTTGCTTTGCCGGTGAACATAGCCTTGACTTTGGCAAGAAACTCCTTCAGCCCGTCCAGCAGCTTTTGCGCCGCCGTGCGGTTGTCTTTGGCAAACTGTGCAAACAGATCCGTGTCCTCGATCATCCGCCCCGCGAAGTCCGCGGCGATCTCGTCCATCACCTCGTCTTGCGTCAGCGTTACGCCGGCTCTCTCCGCCGCCTCCATGTACCGCTGCACGACCTCCGTTTCCGTGTCCGCGCCGTTCTCCCGCATGCGGTACTCTATCGCAGCCTGCCGGAACGCCCGGTACTCGTCGGGGGACAGGTCCTGCATCCGGTGGGTGACCTCGTGCCCCGCCACCTCATAGATGGGGTTCGTACTGTCCGCCGCGATCTGGATCAGGTTTCTCTCCCTGATGTACTGGCCGTTGGCCTGACCGTCCATAATGCTGTCCACGAACTCGATACGCACGCCCAGCTTCTTGCCGATGGTGTTCAGCGTCGAGGCCGCGCCCTTGTCTTTGGCGATGATGTACCGGCTGTAGGCATTGTCCGCCAGCCCGGCCCCCGCCGTGGTAGTCACGGATGCTGCGTCCGCGTTTTCCCGTGCCAACTGCGCCCTGGCGTCCTCCAGCCCTGCGTTGTACGCCGTGTACCGCTGCTCCGGCGTCAGCATCGCCGCGTACTTGCCCTTGGCCTTGTCCGCCTCAACGCCGTTCAGTCCCGCGTTGTACATGGCGGAAAAGCCTGCGTACACCTCCGCGCCGCTGCCGCTTGTCTCCCGCACCTGCTGATACGCTCTCTGCCCCGCCTCCATAAAGCCACCCACGGCTTTCTGTGCGCGTTTCTGCGTCTGGGGGATAGCCGTGGTGCGCTGTGTCTGCTCCTGCGCTGTCTCGCGGCTTGCAAGGGCGATAATTTCACGTTTGAGCTGGCTGATTGGCTTTTCCGTGTCCAGCTTTACCCCGGTGCTGGCCTCCAGTGTTTCCACGGCCACCGGGTCCCGTGCAATGGCCGCCGCCTGGTTGCCGGTGATCGTCTCGCCCCTGGTCACCGCGCTTACTGCTTCCGCCGTCCTGCCGTCCATCTCCGGCGCGGTGTTCTGCCGCACGTCCCGGTCATACTGCGCTCTGGCCGCGTTGTATGCCGCGCGGTTGGCAAGGGTGTTCACGCCCGTTACACCGCCGGACAGCAATCCGCCAACGATAGCGCCTCCGGCAAATTCCTCCGCCGCTGCCGCCGGGTCGAAAATGGCGCCGTTGCCGATACCGACAAGGGGGTTGTCCCGTCCATATACGGCGTTCTGCGTGGCGCGTTCGATCACGCCCTGCACCACTTCCTCCTTGCCCTCGTCCAGCATGGCGTCCACCCATGCTTTCCATGCGCTGCCGCCGTTCTGCAATTCCCGTGGCAGCGTCTGGATACCGCCGCCAACTTCCACGGCGGCGTTCATTAGTCCGTTGCCGATGGCGTACACGGATGCGCGGAAATCGTCCGCGCCGTCAGCCTTTGCCTGCTCATAGCCAGGGCCAAATACCTGTGCAAAGGAGAGCTGGAAGTTGGGGTCTTTCGCCATTGTCCGCATGCTACGGGAAATGGTGCTTACCAGACCGGAGGAAACTGCCGCGTTTTCCGCCAGTGCGCCTGCATGCGCCGCCGCGCTGGCGCCGCCGGTCCACAAGGCCGCAATAGCCTGCGGTACCGCCGCCACCGTCGCCGCACCCAGGTCTTCAAAAACCTGCGCCGCTTTCCCGCCGCGTGCCGTGTTTTCCGCGTACCGCTGCTGCACGCCCTGCGCCTCCGCGTCAATGGCCCTGTTCCAGCGGTTGAAAAGCCAGTTGCTGGTGTCCGGGTCCCAGTAGCCGTTGGAGCCCTCCCGGGCAAAATCACCCAGCAGGTTCTCTATCCATGCGCCGGCAGAGCTGCCCACTTTGGCGATCTGCGTCAGACCCATTTGTCCGGCCTTTGCCAGCCCCTGCCCAACGTTATATTTCCCCGCCGCACTTGTTGTGTTTCCCGCAGGCACGCTCGGCGTAACCAGCATAGACGTGTCCGGCTTATAGGTGCTGGGCGCTACATCCGCCGCCGTTCTGCCTCCGGTGCGGATAATGTCGCCGCCCATGCCGGCAGCTTCCATTTTGCTGCGGAACTTATCCTGCCACCCACCGCTGTCTGTATTGCGGCTTGCTGCGGGGATGTCGTTTTCCATCCCCGCAGCTTTCATTTTCTTCTGAAATGTCTGCTTCCAGCCCATCGCGCCCTCCTTATTTCCCCGGGTTCTTCACGGCGTATACCAGATCGCTGTACTGCTTCTTTGTGATGTTCCCGTTTTCGTACATAGCCTCCAGCGCCATCACCTGCCCGCTGGTGGTCCTTGCGTTGCTGGTAGCAAGGTTCAGTGCCGTGCTGCTGCTGTATCTTGCGTTGTCGCTGCCGCCGGACCCACCGTTGCCACTGCGGCTTTTCAGCCGGTCAATGCTTGTCGTGCCGGAATATCTGCTGCCGCTGTATGCGCTCCGTGCCGCCCTCTGTGCCGCCGCCAGACGGTCATTGTAATCGGCCAGACTGTCCCGATAGCGGCCGTACTCGTCGTTTGCCAGATTGCGGTACAAATTGGCGGTGTCCATAATGTCGCCGCGCTCCTGGGAGTACATCTGCCGCGCCACTTCCTCCAGCTGCGCCATGTACTGGTTGTACTGCTGCTGCGCCGCCGTGGTGGCATAGCTGGAGGCCAAGCCGCCGGTGCGGGCGGCCACCTGCCCCAATACGTCCTGCATGCTCATCCGTCCGTTATTGCCATACCGATCCGCCAGCGACTGGTACTGGCTGCCCTTTGTCCAGTCCTCATAGTTCATGCTGGTCAGCTGCCGCGCCAAAGCATTCAGCTGATCCAGATACGAGCTGTTGAAGGTGGGAAGTGCACCCACATCTACCGGCATTTCCACCCGCGTGTAGCCTCCGCCGGAATTGCCGCCGCTGTTCCCGTAGTTCAGTGCGCCGCCCACAGCGCCGCCCATTGCGCCCGCCAGGGCGCCGTTGACCGCGTTGTTTTTAATTGCCGCCTTTTTCATGGCGATGGTGTCCGCCATGTTGCGCCGGTTATTCGGGTCGCCGTATAGTCCGCTTACTGCGCCCATAACGCTGCCGGTCGTCGCTTTTTTGTTTTTCCGTATAGCCATAGGCATCCTCCTTATGTCTTGTTTTCCAGCGCCGCCACTCTCTGCTCCAGCGCTGTGTAGTCGTTGCCCAGTACCGTCACACTCTGCGTCAGCGCCGATATGCTGGCCCCCTGGCTGTTTACCGTGCTCTGCAGGGCGGACACCGTATTCTGCAGCGCCGTCAGCAGAATGTACATCTCCGCGTTAGACACGCCCGCCTTGCTGACGTTCTTTGTCACGTTGCCCATTGCCCAGTCAATGCGCTGGCACATGTACTTAATGTAGTTTTCCGTTATGTCCAGCGCCTCGGTCGGGTTTTCCTTTGGCAGCTCGTTTATGCTCTCCGGGAAAACGATCATGTCACATCACTCCCCACCATAAACGCTCTCGATATGCCCAGTATGGTGCACGGGCCCTTACCCTCCAGCCTGAGCTCAAATTTGTCGCACCGGTTGGCCGCAAGCCGCAGGCTGGTCACATTGTGCTCCTTGCCCACCACCTTGCCGCACGTCTGCCACGGCTTCCCGTCGCAGCGCATCTGCGCCGTCATATAGCTGCCCTTCGGCAGCTCCAGCCGCATCAGTATCTTGGAATACGCTTTCTTGCCGTCGATGGTCTCATACATAGGGGCGAACTGCGCCATCCACTCCTGCGTCTGCGGTGTGTCCTCGCCATCCAGCAGGTACACGTCGCCGCCCGCCAGCATGTACAGCTTCTTGCCCAGCCGCGCAAAGTCCACCGCCTCCGTGCCGTCCTCCAGCACCCATATCCCGGTCTTGGTCTCGTACACCATCAGCCGATGCTCCGCGCCGTCCTTCACACTCAGGTAGTAGCTGTCACCGTCGTTGCCGGCTACCGCCTCGGTAAACTCCTTCTCGCCGAAGTTGTCGCTGATCAGCACCGGCGTGCCGCCGGAGTAGGCGTATACCCCGTGAGGGCCTTTATAAAACAGCGTGTCGTTGATCACCTGCTGGCTTTTCTGACATCCATCCTGCAAGCCCTCCATTTCGTAGGTGTACATGGCGTACTCCGCCGGATAGCTGCCCAGCATCTTGTGCAGCTTTGTCTCCTTCCAGAACAGCACCGAAGAGCTCAGCTTGCAGCAGCCGGTGAATTTCCCCTCCGTGCCCACTGCCAGCGTATAGGCGTCTGTGGAGAGTCCCTCGTACACGTAAAAATTCGTGGGGTCGCCCAGCGCACTGGCGTATATGGTCTGCGTGTCGTTATCGCAGCCCCACAGCCGGTTTTCGCTCTCGCAGATGTAGTCCAGGTCCGGTATCTTTCGCTCCAGCTTGATGGCCGTACTGGCCTCGTTGGCCGCGGTAAAGGTGTTGTCCGTAACCGTGATCTCCGTGGCCGTCACGGACTTTATGATGATGTCCTTGTTGTTCTTTGCCTCCGTGGTGCAGCCGGATATAGTGATGCCGTCTCCCGCCTTGAACTTCGTGGTCAGGTCCGCCCAGCCGTTCACGGTTATTTTGTTGGTGGCAAACGTGGCCTTGCTGCCCGTCACCTCCGCCGCCAGCGGCTTTACGGTCTGGTCCTTGATGTCCAGATACACCTTGTCCGGCCATATCACCATCTTGGTATTCACCACGGCAAACTGCTTCTTACCCGCCGTCACCGTGCCCACCGTCTGCCCGTCGTACAGCAGGGAGGTCCCCTGCACCGCCACCAGCTTGTCCCACGATGTCAGCGCCGTCACGTTCTGGTACCCGGTCTGCTTCAACCGTCCCTTGCGCGTGGTGATGTACGGCCACCGTCTGGCTGACAAATTCAGGCTGTCCCGCAAATCGCCGTTCTGTATGGCGTCCGACCAGTTGATGCCTCGCATCTGCACCATCTCCACCTTGTTGGGGTTCAGGGAATAGGGCAGGCTTGCCAGTCTCATCCCATCACCCGCACATTCCCGGTGTTGTCCGGGCAGTGCTGCCGGCGCCACCACGCCATTGCCTCACTCATCGCCTCGTCATACACCGCCTTGTCGTTGCCATACAGCGCCGTTTCGTTGTTGTAGTAGTCGATCTGGCTGCACAGATACAGCACATACACCCGGTCGTAGGGCGCGTGGAGCAGCAGCTCCCCGTCGCCCGCCGGCCAACTGTGTACGTAGGAGGCCATATCGATCCTCTCCCCGATCTGCTGGTCCAGCCCCATCACCCACGCCGCTTTCTGCTCGTCGCTTATGGTGTTCAGCCGCAGCTCGTCCGCCTGCGAAATGGTATCTGTAACCGTCATGTCTTCACCTCACTTCACTTATCTCCCACGTGCCGCTTTTCCCGTCCGCGCTCCGCGTCACCTTCACGGTGTACG